GTCACCGCATCCGGGCACAACCTGACATGCACTGTCCCGCTCCCGGTCGGCTGGCGGGGCCCGTGCCCGGAATGCGGCCGGGCCATCCGCAGGCACTTACATCGGGATGACCATCAGCCGCCGCACGGAGAACGTCCCGGTCCCGGACGTGGAGACTCTGTACTCGGCTTTGAATGTGTTGGTGCCCGGGTTGAGGAGCGCCCCGTGGAAGAACGTCGCGCCGAGCCGCTGCCCGCCGGTCGACTGCAGCTGGATCGCCCGGTTGTCGTTCGACGCGTCGGTGGTCGCGCCGGAGATGGCGTAGCTCATCCACGCGGCGGTGCCGCCGCTGGTCTGCTGGTTGCAGAAGATGGCCACGATAGCGCTGGCCGAGGTGGTGGCCGTGACGGTCGGCCCGGTCGTGGCCAGGTCGGCGTAGGTGGTGGAGGTCGTCGTCTCCGACGTGGCGATGTAGTCGGCGTTGACGAGCCGCGCCGCGATCGTGTTGGGCGCGGTCGAGACGAATATCTGCCCGGCCGCGGTGGCTTTCGCCGGGGCGGTCTCGTTGAGGTTGTCGCGGACGTAGGTGTTGAACTGCGCAGCCGTGAAGACAGTATTCGCCACCGCGGTCATCGGTGCCGACCACGCCACGTAATCACCCCGTCACGTTCTGATTATCAAGTATCTAGATGTTAGATGATCCCGTATTCAGCGTTTTCGGCCACCAGGTCGGCGATGTTCTGCCCGTGGGGGCACCCGGACCGCAGCGCGAGCTCGTGCCCGGAGGGGAACCAGTTCCGGGTGCCCGGCACCGGCCGGGCGGCGAGCACCTCCCAGATCGCGTCCGCATCGGCGGGCCATTGCACGGGGGCTTCCCAGTGGCAGTTCGAGCAGTGGATCTGAGCCTGCCGGGGTTCGAGCCGTTCGGCGCCGTTGCAATAGGGCCGCCCGCAGTCGGCGACCCAACGGCCCCAGTTGAGGTAGGCGCGGGCGAACGCGGTCACGTGCCGAACTTCCCGGTGCCGAACTTGCCGTTGGTGGCGTCGTCGAACACGAACAGGTTAGCCGGGCTGGTCGCGTCGGCTTTCTCGCAGCCGAACGTGGTGGTCAGGACCCGGCCGTGGCCGGACGTGGCGTGGCTGATCTGCTCGATGAAGAAGTCGGCGTCCAGCCCGGTCTCGGTGTCGGTGACGTGAATCCGGTCGGACAGGTCGCGGGCGAGCTGCTGGGTGAGGCGGGTGCCGTTGAGGTTGGCGACGGGGATGGTGACGATGGGCTTGCGCTGGGCGTACCGGGTGACGAAGATGGTCGCGACCGCGACCGTGTCCTCGACGGTGGCGCCGGAAATGTCGATGCCGGACGGGAGGCCCCGCCGCCCGTACGCGGCCTGCGACGCGGTGTCGGTCACCGACACCTGCACGGTGCGGGCCACGGTGACCGGGTTAGCGCGCAGCTGCAGGCCGGTGACGATGCTCCCCGCGCCGGAATCGGTCAGCGTGATGGTGGTGCTCTGCCCGGACGTGCGGGACAGGCTGGCGGTGGCCGCGCCGGCCAGCAGGGTGTAATCGGTCCCCGCCACCGGGGTGACGGCGTTCAGGAACGGGTCGCCGGACTGGGCGATGACGGTCACGGACGTGCCGGCGGGCACGGCGATCGTGGCGTCGGTCTGCCACACCGCGCCCAGGGCCTGCTGGTTCCGCTGGTCGACGGAGGTGATGATCGTGTTGACGATGTCGCGCCACCCGGTGTCGTACGTCATCGGCTGGGAGTAGGTGGCGAACCCCGCGGTGATGAGCTGCGCGTCGTCGGTGAAGAATACCTGCCCGGCGCCGGGCGTGCCCGACGCGGAGACGACGAGCTGCACGTAGGCGGCATTCGCAGGCGCCGTGTCGGCGACAGTGGCCTGTGTCCACGTCGTGGCGGGCAGCGGCACCGCCGGCGGGGTGGTGGTGGACAGGTACGCGTGGGCTGCGTTGTACCAGTTCAGCTGCACCCGCACCCCGGTCGCCCAGGATGACGCGGACCAGAACCACGCCGTCCCCGTGTAGAGGGGGCCCGGGCCGGCGGGGACCTGATCGCTCAGCGCGCCGGGGCCGGAGGCGACCCCGTTCGGGGTGACGGACATGGACTTGGTGCCGCCGTGCGCCTGCGCGGACGACGACGCGAGGGTGGCGCTGTTCTGCGCGGTCCAGCTGGCGATCCCCGCCTCGAACGTCGGGTTGGCGTTCAGCGCGGTCCCGGCGTCCGACTCGGCGAGCGTGCCGTTGGACAGCACTGCCTGCACGGTGACGGACGCGGCGTCCAGGAGCCGGTGGTGCCGGTCCCGGTAGACGAAGTTCCCCGCCGTGTCGACGAAGCAGATGGCGGGGGGTCCTTCGGCGGCGAGCATCCGGGCCAGGGCGGTGAGCCCGTCGGTGCCTTCCTCCCACCACCACCGGATCGTGGACGCGCCGGGGTCGAGGTCGCGGGCACCGGACGGCCAGCCGAGGGCGTCGAGGATGTAGCCGATCGCGGTCCCAGTGCGGATGCTGGCGTACAGGGGGGTGGACAGGGGGTTGGCCTGGGCGAACCGGGCCATCAGGTCCAGGCAGGACATGGTGACGGCCCGGTCGCCCTTGTTCGGGCTGACGGTGTAGTTGTCGAGGAACCCGCGGTAGATCGTGGTGGTGGCGGCGTCCTGGGTGGCGGTGATCTTGACGGGCCGCCCGGGGACCAGGTTCCCGTACAGGGGCGAGCCGGCGTTCTCCGGGGAGTAGATCCTGGCCGCGTTGTTCAGCCTGAACGCGGCCTCGCCGGCGCGGACGGGGGAGAACGCCCGGGCCTGATCGCGGCCGTAGGCAATGGTCATGCCATCGCCGGCCAGCGCGTTGCCGCCAGGGGTGGCGGTCACCTCATCGTAGGTGCCGGTGAACAGGCCGTCGTTGTTCCAGTCGACGTAGAACCGGAACGCCGGCCTGGAGGAGGCCATGTCAGATCCTCCGCTTGCGCCTGAGGTTGTCGTAGGACCGGACGAGCCAGTCTTCCAGCTCGGCCTGCGACCCGATCACGCCGTGGTTCTGCAGCACGACCGTCCCGCCGCCCGCGCCGCCGCCGCGGTCAGGCCGCAGGAGTTCTGGCCGGCCGGTCCCGTTGAACGACGGTGGGTTCCACCCGGGCCGCAGCCACCCGCCGGAGTCCATGACCATGCCGCCGGAGTCCAGGGTCACCACCCGGCTGGACGATGCCGCCGCGGCGAACAGCTGCCTGATCAGGTCGGCGGTGCTGTCGGTGTAGGCGCCGGCGTGCGGGATCGACCCCGGCACTCCGGGCGGCGTCACCTTCGGAGGGGGCTTGTGCGCGGCGAGGTACGCACCGGAGTAGCCGAGCATCTTGGAGATCGCGGCGACCCTGGCCTTGTCCCGGCCGAGCGCCGCTTTCCAGCCCTTGACCGGCCCGGCTAGTGACGGGATGTTCCCGGCGGCGCGGATCTCCCTGTCCAGGCCGAGCTCGTTGAGTTCCAGCTGGTAGCGCCACGCCCGCTCCGTGGTCAGCTCCTTGTGCAGCACGGCCAGCCGCTTCTTCTCCCCGGCGGCTGCCGACGCCCAGAACCGGTGCTGGCCGGGGGACAGCCCGGACGCGCCGGCCAGGGCCTGCGCGCGGACCGCCGCGGCGGACATCCGGGCGATCTGCTCGTTGAGCACGACCGGGCCGTGGGCGGCGCCGAACCCGCCGCCGTGCCGGGTCCGCCACGCCCTGAGGTACGCGGCGCCCTGCTGGCCGACGGTGCCGCCGGAGGCGAACCCGGGGACCAGTCCGCCCTTGGCGTACCAGCCGACCCCGCCGGGGTGGGCGTAATACTGCGCCCAGGCGTTCGCCGGGGTGCCGTACCGCTGCCGGATGTAGTTGAACATCCAGGACAGCTGCGGCCCGGCGTGGGACCCGCCGGCGGCCTGCGCGGCGAACGGCATCTTCGTCGGCGGCAGGGCCTGCGGGATGCCGTACGCGCCGCTGGCCCGGTTGCGGGCGAACCGGTTGTATCCGGCCTCGTGCATCTCCAGGGTGTCGAACGCGCCCCACTGGGTGTAGATGTTCCAGGGGAACATCCGCCGGGCCAGCGCCTTGTTCGCGGCTGCGTCGCCGCCGACCGGGCCGGCCCCGGACACGCCGGCGGATGCCGCCGCCTTAGCCGCTGCCACTGCCGCCGCTTCGGCTATCTTCAGCGACGCGCGCATCGCCGAAACCTCAGCGCCCGTCATCCGGTTCTGGAACGAGGAGTACATCCCGGACACGAACGGGGCCGTGAGCGGGCCGGACACCTGGCCGCCAGAGGCGAACCCGGGCAGGCTGCCGCGCAGGTGGTCGACCGCGCCGGCCTTGACCATCCGCGTGGGGACGACGACCTCACCGGGCATCAGCGCGGCGAACACCGAGTCACGGCCGGGGGTGCCCCCTGTGATGAAACCGCCGCGGGCCAAGCCGCCCGCCGCATTGCCGGACCCGCCCTTGCCCTGGCTCGCCGCGATGATCGACCCGGTGATCGTGTAGAGTCCCTGGCCGTTCATGTGGATCTGGACGGTTTTGCCGTGCAGCCGGTCGAAATCGCCCTGGATGTTCCTCGTGGCGGCGCCGACGTCACGCTGGATGGCGGCCATCGACGCCTGGATCGACGCGTGCGCGGCGCGGAACGGGGCGCCCAGCGGGCCGGGAAGCTTCCCCATCGTCCGGACGATGAAATCCTCGCCCTGCAGGAACAGGATCTTGATCTGGTCCCAGGTGATCCTGATGTGCTCCTTCGCGATGCCGAACACGGATGACAGGAGGACCGTGAACTTGGTCCAGGACCCGGACACGAAGGCGGTCATGTCGCTGATGTTCGTCTTGAACCTGTTGATGTACGGCGACCATGAGGTGAGCCAGTTGTTCGCGCTGGCCTTGTCCTTGGGGCCGGGCATCCCGAACGGGTTGTCGAACCAGTTCTTCCCCTTCCCTGACGGGGTGCCCTTCAGGACCGCGTCGACGATCAGGGTCATCGCCAGGGCGCCCCCGGCCAGCCTCGCGCCAGGGGTCAGCCTCGACCACAGCGACGCCGCGCCGCCCGCCTGTGCCGCGCCGCCCGCCGCCGCCGCGACGCCGCCCTTGCCGAAGATCCCGCCCAGTGCCCCGGTGACCAGGAACGAGATGACCTTCCCGCCGCCCATCTTGGACAGGATCAGCGCCGCCCCGGCCACCTCGGCCAGCGGCTTGGCTACCGCCGGGGGCAGTTTCGCGACGAACCCCAGGAAGTCCGACACGACCTTCAGCTCCAGCGCGCCCCCGCTGGTCAGGCCGGGGGCCAGTGCCGCGAGCGCCCCGCCGATGTTCTTCAGCAGCCCGCCCACGACGGGGCCGTTCTGGCTGAACCACTGCATGAAATGCTGGATCTCGTCGGATGATTTCTTGCTGGCGGCCCACGTCGCGAAGGCGGGCCCCAGGCGGGAGATCCAGCCGACGGCCTCCCGGATCAGCGGGTCGAATTTCGGCAGCAGGGTGATGAACCCCTTGACGAAGTCGATCAGGGTGCTGCCGGTGGCGCTGACCGCCGCCGACCCGGTGGACCCGATGAAGTCCCGGAACCCCCGGAACGCGGACGAATTGATCAGCCCGCCGAACTGGCCGCCGAGGCTCGCGATGACCGGGGACACGTGGGCGATGATCGGTCCGAGGTTCTTCGTCAGGTCGGTGACGGATTTCAGCCACGGCTGCAATGCGCCCGCGACGACGGGGGTCTGCGCGGCCTTCACCTTGTCCCACGAGTCCGCCATCGCCCCGATCTGCTTGGACAGGGCAATCTGCGCGGGGGACAGGTTCGCGTACGCCTTGGACAGGGCCGCGGTCTGGGCGAGCCCGGCGGCGCTGAACCCCTTCTGCTCCGCGGCGTACGCGGCGTTCCGCTGCGCCTGCGTCTTGGCGACCGACATGGCGTACCGGTACTGGCCGGTGACCTTCGCGACCGCGGCGGCGTGCGCGGTCTGCGCCGTCTCGACGGCTGTCGCGGCCTTCTTCGCGTCGGACAGGACCGGCTTGGCGACGGCCCCGAACGCGGCCAGAGCCGCACCCCCGGCGATGAACGCGCCACCCAGCCCGGCAGCGGCCCCGGTAGCCACCCCGCCCAGGGTCGCGATAGCCGGGGCGAGTGCCACCAGCGGGCCCACCAGCCCCGGGTTCAGCTTCAGGCCGCCCAGCGCCTTACCCAGCCCGTCGCTTTTCTTCTGGGAGTCCTTCATCGAGTCGCCGAGACGGCGGATCGCCGCGTCAGCCAGGACCGCCCGCGCCGTAACCCGGTCCTCCGCGGCCCCGGTTTCCCGTAGCGCCCTGGCCAGGATCTTCGACTCGGCGGCGGTCCGGTTTTCCTTGTCCCCCAGCTTGCCGATGACGTCGGCAAGCACCTTCGCGCCCCGCGACGCCAGGGCCGCGTTGTCCCCGACCTTGCGGAAGTCCCCGGCGACAGTCGCGGACCCGCGACTTAGGAAGTCAAAGGTGATCGACTGGCCAGCCACCGGTCACCCGCCCTTCCCGGTTGCGTGGTAAAGAGAAGCCATGCGAAGAACCATCGTCCTGCTCGTTCTGGCCGCCGTCATCATCGCCGTCATCTTCGTGGTCCTCAGCCACATCTCCTCATGACGGCTCAGTCGCCGCCGGGGTCCTCGATGTAGTCGATCAGGGCCTCGAAGTCCTCGATTTCGAGGAGCCCGATTTCCCACGGGCGGATCCCGAGCCGCTCGGCGAAGACCCCGATGTACCGGTGCCGGTCGTAGGTGAACCAGCTGGGTCCGGGGACTCGCCGGGGGTCGTAGGGTCCGCCTCGGCCCGCGCTTTCTCCTCAGCCAGGGCCGACTCGGCCAGCGACCGGACCATCTCGTCAATGTCGAAGTCGATCTTCCCGTCGAGGACATCCTGGTACGCCGTCTCCACGTCCCGTCCCTCGCGCCGCCAGATGAGGCACGCGAGCATGATGAAGGCCCTGGCCGACCCCTCGGCCATGTCCTGCTGCCACTGGCCGTAGTTCCGCTTGTAGACGTGCTCGATCCACAGGGCCTCGTGCACCGGCCCTTTCCTGCCGTCGTACTCGTAGACCTGGCCGTCGATCGTTACCTTCATCAGGCTCCCTTGACTGCTTTATCGGCGACGTCCGCCAGCGCCCGTTCGATTCCCGCGCGGACCCGCGGCCCGGCCGCCTCGGCGGGGCCGGTGAACCAGCCAGGCTGCACCGACGGCTCCTCCTGCGTGCGCCAGACCTCGCGGTTGCCGAACACGGGATGGGTGAGCCGCCCCTCGTCGAGGTTGCGGAGCTTCCGGGCCTTGCTACGGGCCTGCCCGGTGACGGACACGCCCGGGTCCCGCTCGTTCGTGCGGACGTTGACGCCCAGCCGCAGGTCCTCGTCGAGGGCCGCCGCGTACCGGTCCGGTAGTTCCGGCTTGAGCCCGGCCCGGATCTCGCCCTGCACCGGGGTCACGGCGTCACGCATCGCCCGGGTGACCTCCCGGACGAGCTCGCCGTCCCCGGCGCGGCGCAGCCGGAACGCGAGAGCCTCCAGTTCCGCCGCCGCGTCAGCCAGGCCCGCCATAGCACCTCCCTGGAATGTCGCTACCTGCGGATATGATCGGATGCAAAGGCCCCGGCGGTGCGGTTCAGGCACCCCGGGGCACGACCTGAGAGAGCAGGCCGGTATGACCCAGGGTACAGACCGCGTGTGCGTCCAATGCGGCACTGTCTTTACTGGCCGGTACCGTAAGTGCCCCGGTTGCCGCCCCATCGGGAGACGGAAGTGCACCGCATGCGACCGCGTGTATCGCGGCACCCAATACCTATGCCCGACTTGCCGCCTGACAGACCGCGAATGCGTGATCTGCGGCGCGACCTTCCGCGGGCTCTACCGCAAGTGCTCAGCGTGCCGGTACCCGGAGCATCCCTGCATCACCTGCGAGCACGTGTTCCGCGCCTCCAATAGCCAGTGCCAGGAATGCCGGAAATCGGACCGGGCGTGCACCGCCTGCGGAAAGACTCACCGCAGGCTGACCCTGGAATGCGACTCCTGCTCAGGCCGGGCGCGGACGCACGGCAACGCCCGCCGCGCCCGGAAGCTAGCTGCCGAAGTAGCGGGTCCGGTGCCACGGTCGGTTTATATCGAAGTGCTCGCATCAGGGCCGTGCATCTACTGCGGTGCCATTCCGACGCACGTCGACCACATCCGGCCGCTCGCGCTCGGCGGCCACGAGGCCAGGTACAACCTCGCGCCCGCATGCCGGCCCTGCAACCAGAGCAAGGGCGGCAAGCTGCTGATCCACTGGGATCCGGCCCGGGTGGCGCATGGAGCTGCGCACAGCCCGGCCGTAGCGGCTGAACTGGACCGGGAACTGGCTCAGGTGCCGATGCCGCCCCACTGCGTGTAGCGGACGACGGGACCGGCTGCTGCCCAGGTCGCCTTGAAGTTCACGGGGCCGGAGACCGCGCCATCAGCGCTGAAATCGCACAACACAGTTCCGTAGAAGTAGGACGAAGGATCGTTGACGGCATCCCAGTAGAGATACATGTTGCGCGGCAGTCCGTCTGAGGCGGCGACGTAGGTCTGGGAGGTGCCCGCGTCGAGGAACCCGGAGAAGTCCCCGGAGGCGTCCGGGAGCCCGCCGACGTACACCTTGTTGGCGTCCCCGAAGGCCGTGACCTCATCTCTGTCGCTGGCCTTGTTGATTGACCAGGCCGCCTGGAATGGCAGCGGCACCGCGGCGGCGCCGGTGGTCAGGCCGAGGTAGATTTGCGCGTTCCGGCCGTGGCGCCTGCTGGATGGCATTGGCGTTTCTCCCTACATCGTGACGGGCTGCCGGCTGAGCAGCCGGAGCAGCTGCTTGGCGTGCTCGGTGAACGTGCGGTCCGCGATCGCGGCGCGGGCCTTCAGCGCCGCCTGCTCGCGTTCTTCCGGGTGGGCGAGGGCCCAGCGGATGAGGTCCCCGGCTTCTTCCGGGCTGGTGAACGACGGGAGCATCGGGAACAGCTCGTCCGATTCCGGGCGGGGGTCGCGGGCGAACCACAGTCCGGACGCGGCCATCTCGATCTCGCGGGGCCCGCAGGCCCATCCCTCGCCCGCGTGCCCGGCCTCGGATTCGGTCCGGTAGACGTTGATGCCGGTCCTGCTGCGCCGGTAGATAGCGGCGACCTCGTGGTTGCCGACGCAGTCGTCGGCTTCAGTGGCGGTCCACTCCCGCAGCGGCGAGTCCTCCGCCAAGTCCATCCACAGGCCGGACAGGCGGACGTTCAGCCCGGCCAGGTCCATCGCCGAGAAGAACCTGACGCGGGACGGGAACCCGGTGCCGACGAACGCGAGGTCGTATTCCGGGACGGTGCCGGGCGGCGGCGGGTAGTGGACCGACTCCCGGTACGCCTGCGGCATGTACTCGGCGGGGCCGATGTCCCGGTACAGGCCGATGTTGACCGGGTCGTTAAGCAGGGTCAGGTCCGCGTACTCCGCGACTTTCAGCTGGTAGTCGTCCTGGTAAGGACTTTCCGTCGTCAGCAAGACGATCTTGTGGCGCCGGGCGCGGAGGATCTCCAGGAGCCACGGCTGCATGAAGAACGCGGAGGTGCACAGGATCACGTCGGGCCCGAACCGGTGCGCGGCGGCGAGGATCGGGTCGACGGCGAGCCGGGCGGCCTGGTCGCGGTCCAGGTACTTCCGCACCTCACGGCAGCCGCACGGCCGGACCTCCCCGGTTTCGGCGAGCGCGTTGTTGAAGAACCGCAGCGCCGCGTCGAGCGGGTATTCCTCGACCTGCTCGCCGAGTCCGGTGAGGGCCTCGGACCAGCCGTTGAAAACGTCAGCCACGGACCACGAAGGTCCTGGATGGATGAGCAGCCAGCGAATGGCTAACCTCCCAGATATGACCGTCGGTGAACTGATCAGCGCGCTTCAGGAGATGCCGCAGGATCTGCCTGTGACCCGGTACTGCGATGAGATCGTCGAGGGCGCTGAGCTGCGGGATTACGGTCGCGAGGATCGCGATGACATCTGGCGCAGTTCAGGTATGGTCCGGCATTATCAGCAGCACGTGGCCTTGTGGTGATGCACTGCCCTAGCCCTGCGACCGGGGGTGGATCAGCAGCCAGCGCATTACACTCCCAGTCATGGCGGAAAAACTTCCGGAGCTGAGCCAGGAGCAGCGGGACGGGTTGTCCCAGGCGATGGCGCATGCCTTCCTGGACGGCCTGCCGGATGCGGGCGGCGACCCCGGCGAACCGTGGCAGCCGGGCCCGGGAGAAATCGGGGGTTATCCCCATGGATGACGAGCGGATCCCGGGATTACGTGGCCGGGCTGCCGGAGGCCAGCGGCACGTTCACCGGCACCTACAGCCCCGACGTCGATGTCGCCGCGCTGCCCGGCCCGGTCCCTGACCTGATGCCCGTCGTGATCGACACCTTTGATCAGCCGAACCCGCCCGGTCAGTACCGGGAGGGCGAGACGCTCAGGATCACCAGCGGGGACCGGCAGTGGGCGTTCCCTATCGACCACGCCGAGCCGCTCGGGGACAACCGGGTCCGGGTCTGGGTCCGCCGGGCTTAGACTCCTGTGTTGCGGGCGTGGCCACCCGACTGAAAATCGGGAGAGGCCCTGAAAGATCCCCGGGTTAGCTCCCGGTTCCGGTGTGCACACTGGATAGGGGGCTGGTCACGGCTGGCTGGTCTGCGCGTACTGGCCTTCCGCGTGCCGGGGCTCCGTAGGACACCCTCACCCGGTCATCGCCGTGACTCCGGCGATGGCCGCCCACGCCTTCCGCATGCCGCGTGGCTGCGTCCAGCCCTCCGGCTTGCGGGCCTTGACGAACACCCCGGGCGACGCCGGGTCGTGGTCGGCACGCAGGTCCAGGACGTCCATCGCGGCGGCGGCCATGATCTCGCCCATCGCCTCAACGCTGAACCGCCAGTGGTCCCCCGGGTAGCCGTGGTAGGGGAATCCCTCGGAGCGGGTGGTCAGGACGAGGAGCCCGCCGGGGGTCAGCGCGCGGATCATCCCCGTCATCGCCGCCTGCCAGTCTTCCGCGTGCTCGAGCATCTCGGTGCTGATGACGATCCCGAACGCGCCGAACCCGCCACCCTTCCCGCCATAGCCGCTGCCGGGGAGCCCGGACAGGTCGGCGGCGTCCCACACGACGTCGACGCCGGGTCCGGCCTGCATGTCGGTGCCGGTGTAGGACGCGGGGCCGAGCGCCTCGACGGCGGGCCGGACGGAGCCGTTGACGTCGCAGGCGCCCGCCTCGATGACGTGGGCGCCTTTCACCTCGGCCGCGGTCAGCGCCGTGCTGGCCCACGCGTACGCCGACGGGTGCATTATTCTCCTGACCTAGGCAATCCATCTACCTGATACGGGACGGTCCAGATGGCTAAGACAATCGGCGACGGCGACAAGACCGACTTCGACGAGACCCGGCGGCTGCTCTACATGGCGGCCCTGGTCACCAGGACCAAGCGGTACAACCTCGCCGGCACGCTGGTCAACGCGCTCAGGCATCACCACGCGGTCGATGACCTGGATACCGGCGAGATCACCGATCACGTGGTCAACGTCGTCGAGGGCACCGACGCGGACGAGGTCAGCCGGGCATGGCTGCAGGCGCAGATCGACCGGATCACGGCCGAGCTGGGCGATTAGTGCGCCTTCCCCGGCTGCGGCACAGGAATCATGACCGGTGCAGCATCTACGCCCCGTGCCGACGCGCCGACCTGGAGAGGTCCTGGCAGGCGTTCAAGCGCGCGATGGATGACCCGGCTACCAGGGCTGCCGCTATCCGGGCTGAGAAGCTGCGGCGGGCCGAGGGGCGCGAGCCCTCCTAGGTGCCGGTGAACGTGTCGCAGGCCACTGCCGCAGGATGGCCCGGGGGCGCGGGCCTCAGCCCCACGGGGCGGAGTAGGTGACCCGGTAGGCGCACATGACGGCGACCCCGGCCACGCCCCGGGTGATGAACCTGCCGTCAGAAGTCCCGTCGAACGTCAGGTGCGGCACGACCGCGGCGGCGGCAGCGTCCTCGGCGGCGGCGAGCAGCACCTTGACGCGGGCGCGGCGTCCGGCCAGGTCCGCCGTGTCGCCGGTCTGGGAGACGGCCAGGCAGTTCACCGACCCGGTTTCCTCCTGCCCGCTGGTGCTGTCGGCCCAGGCCTGGGCGTAGGTCCCGGCCGGGGCGGTGGCCTGCAGGGTGCCGTCGGCGGTGAGGGTGCCGTCGTGGCCGACGATGATGAAGTCGGCGTCGTACGCGGCGGACGGCTGCGGCCCGTCGTAGACGGGCACCCCGGCCAGGGCGGGCGCGGCCTGGTAGGCGGCGAGCAGCGCGGCCACGGCATCGGTGAACCGGGTGGTGCTCATATGTACGCCCTCCCGGTAGCATGTACCTATGTCTAAACAGTATCGATATAGGCCGTCCCGTCCGCCAGCCGAGCGTTTCTGGCCAAAGGTCAACAAGAACGGCCCGGTGCCGGAGCATCGCCCTGAACTCGGCCCCTGCTGGCTGTGGCTGGGCTACTGCCGGGATGGCCGCTACCCGTGGATGTACTACGAGGGACGGCCGCTTGCCGCCCACCGCGTCGCCTACATCCTGTTCGTCGGGCCGATCCCCGAGGGGCTGCAGCTAGACCACCTGTGCCGCGTCGCATCATGCGTGAATCCGGCCCACCTGGAACCCGTCACCCAGCAGGAGAACATCCGCCGCCAGCACGCGGCTATCACGCACTGCCCGCAGGACCATGAGTACACGCCCGAGAACAGCGGATATACCTATCACGGGAAGTACAAGGTCAGGTACTGCCGTATCTGCAGCCGGGTAAAGGCCGCCCGTGGTAGACGGTCGCTCTCCGAGCGCCTGTGCGAACATTGCGGCCAGCCGTACAAGCCCGGAGATTCCCGGCAGCGTTTCTGCGGTCGTGTCTGCTCGCGGCAGGCTCAGTTGCTCAGGCAGGAATCTGCTAGATAAAAGCTTCGGCCAGGAACGGGATGCCGTTCATTGACCCGTTGAGCATCTCGGCGGCCACATTCGGGACCATGAACCCGAATCCCGGGATGAGTGTCATCTCCCCGCCGCCCATGGGGAGGGCGGCGGTGCCGGCCCGCTGGGATTCCCACAGGTGGGCCAGCACGACCCGGGCGAAGCTGTTGAACGCGGCCGGAACGCTCACGCCCCACCCGGCGACGTAGGTGGGGTAGCAGACGGGCAGCCCCCAGAGCGGCCCGTAGAACGGCAGGCCGAGCTTGCGGCGGATGAGCCCGGCGTTGACGTCGAGGTCGAGGTCGGCGGTGCTGATCGTCCCGCCGGACGCTGACGCGATGGATACGACGCTGACCAGGGGTCTCTGCCGGACGGGGATGACGGTCCAGCCCATGATCTCGGACCGCTCGGTGACCGTCCTGTTGACGATGGGCCCGCCGGTGGCCCGCTCCAGGTTGCTCTCGATGGTGGCGATGTAGCTTTGTATCTCTGTATCGCTGCCGGTGCTGGCCTGCGGGATGTTGAGCGCGTCCTTGGCGTCCTGCAGCGGCAGGACGGCGGTCTCGAAGGGGTCGAACACGTCGAAGTCGCCGAAGGAGACGCCCGCGCCGGTGCCGGTACTGGTCCACGCGTACTGGTAGTGGCCTACCGCAGCGAGGTCGGCGGCCGGGACGTCCTGATGGTAGAGGCCGGTACCGTCATTGACGGGGCTGGCGTAGGTGCCCGTGACCGTCTGCGTGCCGTCAGCCTGCGCCAGCTTCACGACCAGGGTGAGCGTGGTGGCGTTGACCAGGCTCGTGGTGCCGTCCACATTGAGCTGCCGGACGGTGGTGGACTGGCGCACGGGCTGCCCGAGCGGGTAGCGGCTCAACCCGGTCCTCCTGTCCGCTGGTCGGTGGCTGTGAGCGTCCCGGATGCCGCCGTGCCCGCGGTCAGGGCGCTGCTGGCGCCCGCCGCGGTAAGGATGGCACCGGGGGCGTCTGCGGCAGTGAGGGCGCCGATAGTGAACGCGACCTGGACGCCCCCGGCGGCGGTGACCGACCCGGCGCCCGTGATCGCGGCGATGGCCCGCTGGGCGGCCAGCGCGGACAGGACCCCCGCCCCGGCCGCCGCGGCGGCCGGGGCCTGGGCGGCCCTGGCGGTTGCGGTGCCCGCCCCGGCGATGCTGGCGGTGCCGGTGATCTGCCCTGCTGCAGTGACCGACACCGCGGCGGCGGTGGTCGCTTTCGCGGCCTGGGTAGCCGCGGCGGTGCTGGCCCCGGTCCCGGCCGCGGTCCCGGGGGCGATCTGGGTGGCCACCGCAGCAGCCGCGCCCGCAGCGGTGGCAGATCCGGTGGAGGCACCGCCGATGACGCTGCCCGCCGCGGTGACCGAACCCGCGCCCGCGGCAGACGCGATGACAACCTGGGTGGCTACGTCAGCGACCGACCCGGCACCCGCTGCCGCCGCTACGGCAGCCTGCGTTACCGGTGCCGGCCCGGCCGACCCGGCACCCGCGGTGGTCGCCTTCGCCGCCTGGGTGGCGGCTGTCGTGACAGCGCTGGCGCCAGCCGCGGCGGCGGGCGCGATCTGGGTGACGACCGCGGTAGCAGACCCGGCACCGGACACCGAGGCGGTCAGCGGCCCCGACACCGACCCGGCGGCAGTGACCGACCCGGTACCGGCCGCCGTGGCCGTGGCGATCTGGGTGGCGATGTCAGTGACAGCCCCGGCACCCGCAGCAGACGCGACGGCGGCCTGGACGGCTTTCGCCGTGACCGACCCCGCGCCGGCCGCGCTGGCGCCCGCGATCTGGGTGGCGGCAGCCGTGGACGTGCCGGCGCCGGCCGCGGACGTGGACGTGCCGGCGTCCTGCGTGGCGACGGCGGTGACGGCACCCGCCCCGGCCGGGGACGAACCCGTCGAGTCGACGGTGACCGCCTCGCCGGGCGGGCTGGCCTCCGGCGGCACGTAGAACGGGATGCCGCCCGGCGGCCCCGGGGCGCCGGGGAACCACCCGGGCGCGATCGCCGGAACCGCCTGCGCCGGCACGACCGCGGCGGGGATCGTCGCGGTGTAGACCGTGCACAGGTCGTTGGCCTGGTTGCCCGTGGCGGCGCTGATCGCCCGCCGCGTCCAGGTCAGGCCGAGGCCGGACGTGTCGGTGATCGCGATCGTCTGGTCGCCGGAGATGGTCGCGGAGGCGGTCAGCGCTACCAGGACCGCGCCGGCGGGCGGGGTGAACGCGGGGCTGGTGGCTGCTGTCGCGTGGATGCCCGTGAACGCCGGGGTGGACGCATCCACGAGCGGGCTGCCCGAGATCCCCTTGATCTCGTACCCGGCGATCGACGTGGCGTTCCCTGCCGGGGCCGACGCGCCGATCAGGACGCCGGTGCCGGAGGTGACCGTCCCGGTCCAGGTGCCGGCCGTGCACTCGACGCCCTGGCTGGCGTCGGAGAAGTCGCCGAGCCCGGTCGCCGACGTGGAGTTGCTGGCGTCCAGCGTCCACGCGGTGTTGAGCGTGAAGTCCGAGATCGCCCAGTAGATCAGCGACCCGGAGAAGTTGGGGGTCAGGGTGCCGTGCGCGGCCCCGGTCTGCTGGGTGCCGAGGCTCGCGCCGCCCGCCTCGGCGGCGTTCGTCAGGACGATGACCGCCAGGCACATCCCGGCGTTGGTACCGCCGCCCTGCGTGGCCGTGACGGTGAAGCTCATGCCGCCCTCCGGGGTCAGGCGGCCGGCATTACCCGATCAGCTCGCAGGTCAGCTCGTTGCAGGTGATCGAGGTCAGGCCGGTGGCGGTGGTGACCGTGCACCCGGCGAAGATGTTCTGCTCGTTGTAGGTGATCATCCCGGTCGCTGTCTGCGCCACGGTCTGCGCGCCCACCGTCTGCGGCGCGATGGACTCCGACGGGGCCGTGGTCCAGCTGGTGGCGGGGGATGAGAACCGGCCCCGTCCCACGATCGACCCGGCGGTGCCGGTCGTGGTGGACTCGGCGGCGATGATGCCCCAGTACTCCAGCATCCACGGCATCGTCGACGCGACCGCGGTGATCGCCGGGCCCAGGGTCAGGACCGCCGGGGTCGTCAGGATCGTGGTGCCCGGGTTGTTCATGTAGAACCCGAACGCCATCGTGCTGGCGGTGGTCGTGGCGATGTAGCTGCCCCACGCGATGATCCGCAGCCGGGTGCCCGCGTCCAGCGACCCGGCCGGGATGAGGACCGTTCCCGGCGAGATGTCCAGGACCGCGGCGGTGATCGTGGACTGGACGAACGGGGCGGAGTTGCCCGCGTCGGAGGGGGCCGACCACAAGGTTGACGGCATGATTCAGTGCCTCACGTCAGGGAGATCTGGATGCCGGCCGCCGCGCCGCTTCCACCCGTTATCTGGAAGGTGTTCCCGATGGCGACGGCGATGGGCTGGCCGTTGAAGTTCCCGAACCATCCCCGCGTCCCCGAGTTGCCGGTCAGGTCGAACGACACGATCGACCACGCGGCGGTGGCGGTCGCCGACTGGGTGGTAAGCGGCACGCCGACCGCTGATCCCGCCGATGACGTCGTGGACGCGCCCAGCGAGGTGAACCCGCCCGCCGCGTACCCGGTGCCGTTCACGATCTCGGTGCCCGCCGCCGACGCCGAGCTCGCGGTGGAGTTCAGCCGGAGTTTCATCGCGGTGGTGCCCAGCGGGGTGCCGAGCGCCGTCCCCGGGATGCCCGCCGCCCCGGTCGGCGTCAGCGCGTTGAGGATGAGGGACACGAGGGTCTGGTCGATCGCGTTAGCCATCTATGTCTCCTCGCTTGCGCCTGCGGATGCTTCCGTCACGGTCTGCGGGCCGGCCGCCACGACCTCGCCGTCCGGGCCGGTCACGGTCCACCCGGCCGGGCCGTCCGGCGGCTCGCTCATCTGCCGTTCCTGCCGGTGCCGAGCAGCGGTATGCCCGCGAGCGCCCCGCTCGCTTCGAGCAGGTCCAGGGTCGCGTGCGCGACCGACTGCGGGCCCGCGTCCACCACGTGCCCGTCCGGGTCCAGCACCCGCCAGCCCTGGTCCGGTTCCCACGGCGGCAGCACGATCCGCGCCACGCCCATCAGGTGCATCCTGGTCTCCTTACGTGCGCGGCACGTTGCCGTTGGCGATCAGCAGCCCGGACCCCTGCCCGGGGGCGGGCCCGGGGATGTGCTCCCAGCACTGCGGCAGCGCCACCACCCCGATCCCGATGACCTGGCCGCCGGGGCCCGCGATCGGCACCTGGGCGGGCACCAGCGTCACCGCCTCGCGCAGCGGCTGCTCAGGGTCGGCCTTGCGGGCCGCGCAGCACGAGTTGCACAGGCCCAGCGGCCCAGCGGGCTTCACCGGCGGCCGGGCGGACAGGTCAGTCACTTCTGGGCCGCGCCCTTGCCCTCCGGCGCCTTCGCCGCGGGCTTCGCCGGCGGGTCCGGCACCTCGGCGATGACCTCCTTGACGGATATCCCGTCGGGCAGGTCCGTCCCGCGCGGGAACTGCTCGCCCGGCTGGTACTGGACCTCGGTGCCGGTCCTGTGGAACGGCTGGGTGACCTCCAGCACGATCTGCCTGCTCATCGGGCCGCCTCCTCGTACGCGTCCTGATACATCCGCCAGTTCCCTTGCATGGTGTGGGCCTTCGCCAGCTCGCGGGCGTTGCGGCCCAGCTCGTCGCGGGCCGCCTCGTCGTGGATCAGGTCGGTGAGCCGCTTGGCCCACTCCTCCTCGGTGCGGACCAGGTACCCGGTCACCCCGTCCTTGACGAAGTCCCGGTACGGCTCCATGTCGGTGGCCACGATGGGGATGCCCCGGGCCGCGGACTCCAGGGCCTTCAGGTGAGACTTGGCCCGGTTGAACGGCACGTCGGCCAGCGGGGCGATGGCGATGTCGAAGTCCACGGCCCGGTAGTAGTCGCCCACGTCATCGAACCACGGGGTGAACCTGGCGTTCCCGCGGCGCAGCGGCCAGTAGCCGTACAGCAGCGGCGAGAAATCCGCCCCGATCCAGTGGAAGTCAACGTCCGGGTTGGCGTCCAGGACCTGCCGCAGCACGGGCTGCGCCATGCACAGGTCGACCAGGTGCGACGTGCCGCCCTGGTAGCCGATCGTCACCCGGTCCCGCCGCTTGCGGGGCATGTCGAGCAGCTCAGCCTTCACGAAGTTCGGCAGGATCCGGATGTTGCTGTTGAACGGGGCGTACAGTTCCGCCAGGTACGGCGTGGACACGGTGACCATCTCGGCGCGGCGCAGGCAATACCGCACCGATTCCGCGGCCCGCGGGTCGCACGCGAAGTGCCCCGCGTTGCTCGGCTCCATCACGGTGATGTCATCGTCGGTCTCGTACACGCGGGCGACGGCGCCGGCGATCCGGTCGAACTGCCGCATCCCGTGCACCAGGGCGGGCCGCTGCATCACCAGCACGTCGACGTCTTCCAACTCGGCGGGGGACGGCGGCGGGACCCGGCTGCCGGGCGCGGGGATCCCGAACACGTGCCGGCTGTTCGCGGACAGGTGCTTGAACGGCAGGTAGAACCGGTAGTACCCGGAGCCGTCCGGCGCGAACGGCAGCCCGACGACCGTCAGTACCCGGTCCGCCGCCGCATCGCGCGCCGGGGACGCGCCGGGGACGGTGCCCCAGGCCAGGTGCCCGGCGACGCCGGCCACGCCGAACCGGTCGGCGACCTCGGTCACCCCGAACCCGTGGTGGCCCGTTTCCGGGCCGCGGCCGTAGTCGTGGAACGCGACCCACCCGCCCGGCCGGATCAGCGGCAGCACCAGGTCCAGGTCGGCCTGCACCGCCGCCGCGTCATGCTGCGCGTCGAGGAACACCCCGTCGAACAGGGCGCCCTGGGCCTTCAGCGCGGGCAGCACGACCTCGAACCGGCCGCGGCGCGCATCGACCCTGGCGGCAACGCCGTACCGGGCCAGGTTCGACTGGTACTGCGCCCACGTGTCGCCGTCCGCCCGGCCCATCGCGGTCAGGGACCCGTCGCCCTGATGCCAGTCCACGGATGTCACCTTGCGGGCGGCCTGGGCCAGGACCACCGTGGAGAACCCGTACCAGGCGCCGAGCTCCAGCACGTCCCCGCCGGAGGCGAGCGACGCGAGGCGGGCCGCTTCCTCCCCGGTGATCGCGGACGGGATGTCGTCGGGGACCGTGATGGTGATCGGAGCCAATGCTCTCCTTCAGAATGAGGCCGTGCCGGTGACGGCGGGCGGTCCGGGCTCGCCGTGCGTGCCCTTGTCGAACACGATGACCGAGTCGTAGGCGTGCATCCCGGCGACCGTCTTAGTCCAGTAGTCCGGCTGGAACTCCGGGTCGCGGGAATGCCAGGCGTTGATCCGGTCGATCATGTCCTTGGCGTGCTCGGTGAACGTGCCCGCCCGCCGGTACCCGCCGCCGTAGTCCGGCCAGTAGGAGGTGTGCACGTCCTCGACCAGGAACGTGCCGCCCTCGGCGAGCGCCGGCCACATCACCTCGAACGTGGCGAGCTGCTGCGCCATGCTGTGCCCGCCGTCGTCGATGACCACGTCGAACGGCCCGGCCCGGGCGGCCAGGCCGGCGAGGAACTCCCGGTCCTCCTGGTCGCCGGTGACCACCGTGATGCCCTCACCCGCGGCCGCCGTGCAGCGGGGGTCGATGTCGACCCCGATCACCCTGGAGCGGGGGCCGAAGTAGTCCCGCCACATCTGCAGCGACCCGCCATGCCACACGCCGAACTCCGCCACGGTCACATCGCCACCGCGGTACCGGGCCAGGTGCCTGTCATAGACCGGGAAGTAGTGGGGCCACTTGTTGACCGCCCGGCCCTGATTCGCGCGGAACCAGGCTTCCAGCGGGTTGGCCCCGGGGGTGGCCTGGTCCCCCGGGGCCGTACTGGCCAGCCGCTTCGTCATTCTGGAGTACGCAGGTCAGGCGTACGCTAGCCACCGAAATGCGTTGGGATGGCTGACATCCGAGCCGGACCTCCAGAAAGCGAACCAACCCTGTTGACCCTTGGGGGTACCGCTGGTGACGTCCTTGACCATCGGCTCAAAGAGCATGCTCATGCCGATCCTGTCGACCACGTAGAAGTTGTCCCATGCGCCGAACACGATCTGCGCCGACGCGGTGCCGGACGACGCGGTGCCGGTGCCCGCCGTCGACGTGACGGACGGGGACTCCTCGATCCGGTGGTTCAGCAGCCGCGACGGGGTCCCGTCGCCCAGCGTCGCCCAGAACGACGACCCCGCGCCAGACGGCGACGCGGCCCTGACCTTGTTGATCGTGGTGATGTTCGCCGCCCAGCCCACGTTCGGGGACCGGCGGAACCGGGCGCCGAGCGCCGCTTCCAGGTTGTAGACGTCGCCGGCGGCGATGGCCCCGGACCCGGCGGGGGCGACCCGCTGCCCGGTGCCCAAAGTGGCCACGACCCCGTGCGGCACGCCCGAGTTCAGGGCGGTGCCGCCGGTGCCGACCGCGAAGTTCGCTTCCTCGAGAATGTCCTTGGCGTCCTGGATCAGCCGGGGCAGCTGGTCGGCGAAGTTGGTGTCCTCGTTGGCTTCCAGCGACCCGTACACCCACGCGGCGGCCTTCTTCACGCCGATCTGGATCTGCCCGACGCCCTGGTAGGCGGCGGTCCCGGCGGTGGCGGCCTCGTCGAGGTAGGCGGCCTGCACCCCGGCGGAGTTGACCCCCTGGTAGGCGTTCGTCGTGATCTGCTTCACTGACGCGAGCTGCCGGTAGGGGTTGGTGGTGCCATCGCTGGTCAAGACGATCGTGGGGTCCAGGAAGTACGGCAGCAGGTACCCGCCCTGGGCTGCGGCCAGGGACAGGGCGCCAGCAGCTCGCTGCAACCCGGGACCCGTCGGGTCGTTGACGTAGTCGCGGAACGCGTCGTAATACTCGTCGGCGCCGTACAGCAGCATGTGCCGGGCGATGGACGGGGTCTGCGCGGAGCGGGTCGCCGCCTCGCCGCGCATGTCCGACAGCCACCCCTTCTTGTCGTGCAGCTCCACCAGGGTCGACGCGCGGGCGATCACGTCGGACTGGGGCAGGAACGCGTAGTCCCGGCTCGTCTCCCGGTCGGCCAGCGGGTCGCGGCGGGCCATGAACTCCGGGGACCGGCCGCCGCCCCACCCGCCGCCGCCGTCGCCGGACTCGGTGTTCCCCCGGTCCTGCGATGCCTTGCGGATCAGGCTGAGTTCCTCCATCCGCGCGACGATCCGCTCCCGGTCCCTGTCGAGGTCCTTCCACCGCTTGACCAGGGTGTCCCGGATCCCGCCGTCGGCATCCTCGGTGGTCGAGGAGTCGGCGGACATCCGCTCGAGCTCCTCGTGGATCGTGTTCTGCTCGTCGATGATCTCGTCGAGGGTCACCGTTGCCATCCGCCCTTCAGGGCCGAGATGCCCGCCTCGCGGCACATCTGCTCGGTACGCATCACCAGCAGGCGGTGCGCGTGTTCCCGGGTCGGGTGCACGTCAGGCGGCCCGTCGGGGGCGGCTTCCTCATCCGGGGGAAGTGCCTCGTCTTCTAGTTCTTCGATCTCGTCGTCGTCGGCGGCCTGCCAGGTGCCGAGCGGCGACATGCGGACCCCGACCAGTTCCGCGCCCTGGTAGGCCGGGAACGGCGTGGGCCCGTACTCCTTCAAACCGAGTTCCAGCCTGCGGACCCGGGGCAGCGGGCCGCCCGGGATGCGCGGCTGGTACTTCTGGCCCCGGCGCAACTCAGGTGAGGACCGGATGATCGCGCCGGTGAACGACTGCGCGGTCACCGCGCCGGACCGCCACATCTCCAGCACCTCGTTGCCCAGCGGGGTGTCCAGGTACCGGGAGCGGGTGACCGGGCCGCGGGATTCGGCGCGAATCCCCTCACATACCGCCACCGGCATCGAGTACCGGTCCGACGGCGACCCGTGGATGGTCATGCCGTGGTTGTAGAACACCTTCGCGGCGGCGAACCCGTTCCGGGAGCGTTCCAGGTCGGCGATTCGCTTGTTGAACGCGGACCGGTCGATCTCTTCCTCGTAGTCGCCCTGCCGGTCGCTGATCACGGTGGGTTCGCCGAATACGGTCATGTACGCCTCGACGACGCGGCCGGTGCTGTCGCCGTCGCCGGTACGGACCATGTGGTAGTCCTCGAGCGGGTAATCACGGCACAGCTCGGCTCGGGACATGCTGCCGCCCTTCTTCTTCCGCGCCGCCGACGCGAGCGCGGTGAACTTTTCCCGGCCGAACTTTTTCCGGCCGATGTGGGCGGCGAGCGCCCCGGGGTCGGACACGCCCTTCGCGGCGAGCTTGGCCTTCAGCGCGGCGAACCTGGTGCCCGTGCCGAGCCTGGCGGCCCGGGACGCGCCGGGCTCAGCGGGGCCGTCGGCGGCCTCGAAGTCGGCCACGCCCAGGCCGGCCAGGTCCGGCAGGTCGTAATCGCCGTCCCAGGAGCCGTCAAGGCCGTCCTCGTCGTAGCCGCCGCTCACAGGCGTGCTCCTCGTCGCTTTCGCGCTGGCCCGCAGCCGTTCCCATTCGGCGACCGCCGCCGCCGCTTTCGCCCTGGTGTCCGGCTTGACGTCCTCTCCGCCTGCCGCCCACTTCTTGCACATGCTGACCGCCGTGGCGATGGCCTCGGACTCCGGCATGCCACGGGACTCCATCAGGTCCCTGGCGATGTGCTGGATGTACGCGGGGAGCTGCATGCCCTTGTGGTGGAACAGGCCGGGGCCGCCGGGCTTGCCGAGCGGCTCGTGCGCCAGGGCGCGGGTCGCGGTGCGGGCCGGGAACGTGCGCAGGTGCTTGATCAGCGCCTGCGCCTCAGACCCGGACAGGGCCTTCATCGCAGCCGGGTCCGTCGCGTCGGCCGCGTCCGGGCCGGGCACCTTCCGGTCCTTCACCAGTTGCCTGATCTCAGCCTGCTGGCCGGCCGTGATGCTGCCCGGCGGAGTTGTCTTGGCCGTGGTGTGCGCTGGGGCGTGCTGCGTGGCCTTCTTGCCGCTGCGGAGCGCCACCGTCGTCTTCGGCCCGACCAGCCCGTCCACCTTGAGGTCGTGCGACCGCTGGAACGCCTTCACCGCGGCCAGGGTCTTCGGGCCGAACTTGCCGTCGACCTTCAATGGCGGCTTGAACCCGAGCGCGTTGAGGCGGGATTGCAGGTCGGAGACGCGCTTCCCGGTTTCGCCGTTGCCGACCGGCCTGGCGTTCGTGGGGGCCGCGCCGCCGCTGCCCGCGGCGAACTGCCCGCCCGTAGCGCCGCCGGCAGGGGCGCGCGGGTGGGCAGCCGCATCCCACGCCGCCCGGCCGGCCTCATGCGTCAGGGCCATCGCTAACCTCTCGCTCCGTTCGGCATGCCGGGCATCGGCACGAACGCCCCCGGCTTCGCGTTAGGCAGGTTCTTCGCCACCACCCCGGGCAGGTCCTGCGGGACGCCCGCCTGCGGGGGCCGCACCCCCGGCCCGATCGTCTCCCGCGCCGTCGTCGTCTCCCGGCCCGCCACGCCCGGCGGCATCGCCCGCGGGTCCGGCACCAGCTGGCCCAGGTCACCCGATTCCGCCGCCGCCACCGCCGACTCCCGCGTGTACCCGGCCGTCACGAACGACGCCACCGCCTGCGCCCGCACCAGCATCGACTGGCCCCGCTCCAGCTCCCCCTCGCGCAAAGCGGCGATGTCCGCCACGTCATACCACAGCCGGGTCGGCGGCCTGATCGGCGCCGAGGTGCCGTCCGGGGAGACGAACTCGATCAGGTGCTGCAATGATGCGCACGCCGACCGCCACGCGGGCCGCGCCCACAGGTCCGCGAGCCGGCGGACCGCCGGCTGGTAGTCACCTTTCTGCAGTCCCAGGATCTCCAGCGGCATCTGCGCCGCTGCGCAGATCCGCTCCACCCCCGCCGCCTGCACCGCGGTGAACTGCAGCTGCTCCAAGGTGCTGCCCGCCACGGTGACATCGGCGCCCTGGTCGAGGACAAGCGTCCTGCCGGCGTTATCCGGGCCGCCGTACTTGGCGTCCGTCTGCTCCCGCAGCGCGTCGATCGTGGCCCGCTGCAGCTTGCTCGCGTACTTGATGACCAGGCCCGGCATGGCGCCGCGCCTGACGTGCTCCGTCTTGTACTGGGTCAGCGCCTGGTCCGCGCCGATCTCCCGCAGCACCGGCGTCAGCCAGCTCATCCCGCGGTACGACGCGTTAGGGTCCGGCATCGGCGACCAGTGGCACACCTCGTCCACGCTGTAGAACTGCGGCCTGCGGTCCGTGATCCCCAGCGGCGTCAGGTCCTCGGAGTACCCGACCGGCAGCTTGTACGCCCGGCCGAGGTCGTCCCGCTTCTCCTCGCTGATGATCGTCACGCAGTCGGGGCGCATCTGGATCAGCAGCGCGTCCGTGCCGTCCGCCGGGACCGCCTTGCGCAGGTACGCGTTCCCCGCCGCCGTCCCGCCGTCCTGCTCCAGCCGGGCCAGGAGCTCCCCCGCGGTCGCGTTCGGCCACGGGTACTCCAGCAAGCTCAGGCCCATATTCCCGAACAAGCGTTTGTCGACAGTGGACTGCAGCGTGAACCGGGCTTCCGAAAACAGGGCCTGGCGCGCGGCTGCGCACCCGAACACCACGCCGTTCGCCCGGAACGCGTCCCGCGCGGTGCGGATGACAGCAGCGTCGGCGGCTTCCTTCCCCCGGCCGGACGGATCGTAGGCGGCGACCGGGTACGCCCCGGTGTACATGTACTCGTTGTAGCCGCCGTCCCGGGACAGCAGCCGGTCGATCAGCCGCGTCACGGCAGGTGCCGGTGATCTTCGAGGACCTCGGCGACCGTCCGCGCCCCCCGCGCCGGGGCCGGCTGCCCGTCGTCACGGTTCAGGCCCACCCACACCGCGCCCGCCGACTCCGCGATCAGCACCACGCCCAGGCACCACCGGCCCACCAGCGCACCGCCGCCCAGCGCCCCCGCCAGGCCCGCCACGACGAGCAGGACGGAGGTGAGGGTCCGGCCGGACCCGGCGCGGATACGGCGGGCCTGGCCCCGCCACGCGGCCAGCTGGGCGCGCACGACCACCAGCAGGCGCAGGAGGGCGGCGGACAGGCGCATGTCATCTCCCTCGCGTATCGTCAGATGTGCCTAGGGCTGGCGGCGAGCGGCTGACGAGCAGGAGCTTCCTAACCAGCGCTAGGCCCTAGACCACCCACACGCCCGGCTGGGACAGCTCCTCCCACCGGACGAACGCCCAGCACGCCCCCGTAGCCGCCACCAGCGGCGCCTGATCAGTCGCCACCTTCGGGTCCCACGCCTGCGCACCCGCCAGGGGCCGCTGCTGCGCCGCCCGGACAGCGGCGGTGAGCAGCGGCTGGTCCAGGTGAGCGAAACGGTCGGCGTCGCGGACCACATCCAGAAACTCCCCGTGAGCCACCGCCACGTCCTGCGCGGTCAGCAGCGTCACCCGGATCCCGGCCTCGCCCAGCGGCTTGACCAGCGTCCCCGACTGCGATTTCGGGTTCACCACGACATCCACCGGGTCATGCCGCTCCGACAGCCCGGCCAGGCGCGCCACCGCGCCGCGCGGATGGTCATACCAGACCAGGTCCACGACCAGGCGGGTACCGCCCCGCTCACGGCCGGCCGCGACGATCGCGCAGTGCTTCCGGTCCTCCGAAATCGCCGCCCCGAACGCGACCTCGCCGCTCACAGCCGCACCCCCGGCGCAGCCGCCGCCGACCACGTGTCCTGCTCGATGATGTCCCAGCCGGGGCGGGCCACCTCCGGCCACTGGCAGCCATAAGCCCGGCGGAACTCGGCCAGGTCCATCAGCCCCAGGTCCGTCTTCACCGTCTCCTCGGACACCGTGATCCCCAGCGCGGGCATCCGCCGCCGCCACGTCACCGGGTCCGCCGGGTCCTCATCGTCGGCGAACGAGTAGCCGATGTAGCAGCCGCCCTCCGTCACGCCCATCTCCGCGCGGGCCCGGCCGTCCTCCACCTTCCCCCGGAAGTACGCCGACTTCTCCGTCCCCGCCGCCGACACGATCCACAGCTGCGCGTCCCGCGTCATCATCGCCGGGCGCATCGCCTGCTCCAGGTGATCATCGGCCTGCGCCCACGCCTCGTCTATCACGCCCAGGTCGAGTGAGTCGCCGTGCCCGGAGATCTGCGTGCTGGATACCAGGCTCAGCATGGAACCGTTCCTGAACAGGTACGCCTCGCTGCCCGACCCCCGCCGCACGTCGATGAGCCGGCGCAGCTTCGACCCCTCGACGATCGGCCACCACGTATCAAGCAGCCGCTTCCGCGCGTCCTTATGGGTCTGCGCCGTGTAGGCGATCTGCGTCCCCGGCCGGCGCAGCGCGCGATGGATCATCATGGCCAGCAGGTCCACCGTCTTGCCCTGCTGCCGCATCACCTCGATCACGGCCTGCCGGTACGCGAACCGGCCCTCCGGGGTCTGCTCCGTCGTGATG